TCAAGGAGGCGTACGAGCACGCCCAGAAAAATCCTGACGTGTGGAAAATATCTTTCCCGCTTGCTACCGGAGAGCGTGTTCGTCTGGTGAAGATGAGCAACGATTGGGTGTGGCAGGATATCGTACGAGAAGTGGAAGATACCCTTAAAATGGGTTGATATACAAGGGCCTGTCGTCTAGTGGCTAATGACATTCGGCTCATAACCGAACGCGAAAGCATCGAAGGTTCGAATCCTTCCGGGCCCATACCTCGCACAACAGGAGAAAAACAAATGAAGTCCATCATGAAATTGGGCCTGCTGGTCCTATTTGTTCTCGCACTAGGCTGCAGCAGCAAAAACAGCTGCGGTAGTCGAGAGATTGAGGTAAAGGATTATTCAGGTGATCCAGGAGTGGTGGTCGCCCACTACAGCGTGCAGCTCCTTCCAATGATTTCCATGGGCGGTTGCCAGGCAGGCTCCTGCGACTACCAGGCTACCGTTCGTGTCATGCTGCACAACCCAACAGGCCACGATCTCAAAGCAGACGTCGAGTGCCACTTCGTAACCGGAGCACCAGGAGACGTTGAAGATGGTATCGGCTACCACCACCTGACCCGCTATCGTAAGGGTGTGCTGCTTCCTGCACCTAAACCTGGAAGTAACAAACAAGGGACATCAAAGGCAGTGGAAATCTCCGATCTTGTTGGAGCGATGCCTGGTGATGGGCTTGAAGTCTATCCCGACTGTGTCGTGCTTTTCCATCCTGTTCAGCCTTGATATTCGAATCCGAGGTCCATCCTAGTTACTTTCTGAGGGTAACCCGCAGAAATAACAACGACCTACAGATGGTAGGTGAAAAGGATTCAGCAATGAATCACCCCAAACGGATTCGTTACAATGGTGCCGTCTACGCGCGTGTAGACAATATTCGTGAAGCTTGGCAAAACGAGCCCACCGTCGGTGATCCGGATGCTGCGCGTGAGCTTAGTCTTTACGTTCAGACATCTTCTGAGCCGCTGTACCGGTTGTTGATGAAGCAGTACTACCCTCCGTTGTTGAAGCGTATCGAGCGTGGTACGTACGATCATGATCTGGCGTTGAAGCATTTTCTCAACTTCACCGAGCAGGCGGCCAAGGAGTACGTACGCGACCATGGCGTCGATCTTCCTTGGCATGTGCTGTTCAACAAATCTACCAGATTGATGGTCGCCAAAGAGCTGCGGGATCTATTTGAGGACTCTGACGAGTACCGCGCATTGCGTACTTCCAATGTACGCACCGCCCAACCTGAGCTTCCTCCAGAGTACAACATCCCTGTAACTGCCGAAGATCTCGATCCCGAGGTAATTCTGTGGTTCCACGGTGGCCAGGAAGATCCGGTCTATGCCCTTGGTAGTAGACTATACGCTTACGGGAAAACCCTAGCTTCAGAAGAAGAACTAGACGCACTCATTAATGTTGTGGAACGTCTTGGCCACAACGAAGACACTTCTGAAGAAGAAACGAGCCGCGTAGACGAGTTATTGTACTCTGCTCACGAGTTGAAGCGAAAAATACCACATGAAGCGTCTACCGCGCCACAGAAAATCTACTTCCGTGGTGCAGTTTACCAACTCGCCACCTAACTTTACCCTTGACATCTTTGTTATAGCAGTCATGGAGTAGCTGCCTGCTGCTGTGGCGGAATTGGTAGACGCGCAAGGTTGAGGGCCTTGTGGGGCTTGTCCTCGTGCTGGTCCGAGTCCAGTCAGCAGCATCCCGCGACTGTGGCGGAATTGGTAGACGCGCTGGTTTCAGGTACCAGTGGGCCTTAGTGCTCGTGGGAGTCCGAGTCTCCCCAGTCGCATCCTTCCAAAATCCCTGCACATCTTGTAAAATAATAGTCGGGAGTACGAAATGTCGCTCACCGACAAAGAAATAAATCCGTACGTCGATCTCCACCTGGCTAACGCTGGTACACGTGGGGAAGGCGAGTCCACCATCCGGTGGATCACCCGCCAGCTCTACATCGACATCCAATGCCTTGCCATCGCTGCAGGCCTCCAAAGAAAAATAGACGAAGCTAGGGAGGAAGGGCGAAGAGATCGCCGTACCGAGGAGCTTCTCATGTCTCTCCTCTCTACAGGAACTGAGCTCGAAGATCGCGTCCAGTGGTTGCAGAACTACAAGGGGCGCGCTTTACTTACCTGCACCATGTGCCTCGAGCTCGATGTAGAAGCTGTGCTGGAAATAAAAGAGGGTGGTGAGCGTCGCCGGTTCTGTCCCAAGTGTTACGCGCGGCTCAACCTGAAAAGCTTGTACGGGAACGTCCCCAACAGTCCTGACACACTCCCTATCGAAGTGAAAAGTCTACCTGAACGTGGGCGTTACGCTACAGATACAGGGCGCGTTAGTAGCAGCCATCCTAACATGAGCAACGGTCCTTCTTGGGCAGCCATTTGTGATTGTGGTGCTACGTACAATGGGGGTAGACACGATCACTGCCCCAAGTGTGGAAAGCCAGTTTAGAGGACACAGTGAAAAATGAGTGACGTAATCAGCATCGAGGAAAAGATTCGCAAGAAGCAGACTGCTCAGTTCGCTAACGCTGTTGCCGACTCGTTGGGCGTTACACCTGAAGGCCTTGCTGAGATGGTAGATGCTCCTTTGGATTCTATCCACGAGGGCTTGATTGAGGCATTTCAGCGGCAGTCGATGTACCGCGCTCACAATGAGGCAATAAAAGAGCGTGAGCGCAAAAAAGGGATGGACCCAGATACTTGTTTCAACGGTGTCTGCGACCGCCATGTACAGCACGAGCATGAACATCAAAACCCAGAGACCGGTAGGGTCACCTTCAGTGGTCGCAGTAATTTCTGCAAAGAAGGACGCGCCCAGGGTTGCATCTTTCGATTGCTTGAGCACCCCTACTCCGATCCGTTTGTAGACATTCCTTCCCACAACGAGTGCGTGCGCATCCTCCAACGCATTGGTTATGTGCGGGGAGGTAGTTTCGAGGAGGAGCTCGGTACCAATTTCATGTTCAGCAAGAACACGAGCAAGCTTTGGCAAGCGTACGTGATCTTGTTGGTGGAAACCGGACGTCTGGACGTACCGAAAAAAGAACTAGAAGAAATGCTCGAGCATTTCAGCCATGACACTGACCACGCAAAGTACGTTTGCGGCAACGATTTGGCGCACGAATACTTTCGTGACCGAGAGCTTCCAGACACAGTGGCTACTGTTTCTGAGTTGGTAGCACAACGCAACGCGCTCCTCGCGTTCATCCGTGGCGAGCTCGATTGGCCCGACGGACGTTGTCCTTGCGGTGAAGACTTTCACTGGAACGGTGTGGCTCATACCGAACACTGCCGATTCAAAGACAAGGAGAACCATAATGAGAGTAAGTGAGCTGGAACGGTTTAAAAAAGCAGCCGAGGTTTTGTGGAGCCTTCTGGATGACATCGATACTGCAAGCGACATGTTCAAGCCAAGCAATGAAGCCGGGTACAAAGCGTTCTACGATTACGCAATGCGCAAAGCAGCCAAACGTGGAAAGGTAATGCAGTCTCTTGATGGATACTCTCTGTCTTGGTGCCCAGAGTTTGATGGAACCGATCAGCATAACGTAGCTCTTCTCAGATAGGTGAAAGAAGTAATAGTGATGCCCACCGCAGAAGCGCAAAGAATCTACCGCCAAGCATGGCAGCAATACCTACTCACTACCGACGATAATGCGAAGCGTGGTCTTGAGCAGCTGATGGATTCTTGCCAGGAAGCTTGTGTCGGCACCAGAGGGACCGGTCCAGAGTGGGAAGCGTTCATCGATACCCTTCCTGGCTACCGTGCTCACTGGGAAAGCCTTGCTACCGAATGTGAAGCGATGGTTAGAGATCTCGAAGCTCGTGGAAAATTGGGTAGCTGTGGGGAAGGGACAACCTAGGTGAGCAACGCAAAGTTTCGCGGTACCCGGAAGAAGCAACGCTCCACGAAAGGGAGACGCCCAACGTCCGCTGAGAAAACAGCTCGAGCTGCTGAGTGCAAGCACGAGAAATTTCGTTTTCGTAACCGGAGCACAGAGACCGTTTGTCTGGAGTGCGGAGCGGTGCGGAAAATCAAGGGAACCGGGATGAACCTCGAGGTGGTGGAGGGTTGGAGGTTGGAATGCAGTGAGGAGCCTGAACACGAGGCTACTTGCAGTTGTGCTGTCTGTCATGTAAGAAGGCAGGAGGAAACGTCTATGAAAGAACGTAAGGTGAGAAAACAGCCTCCTTCTGGGGTCCAGCTGATTGCAGAGGAGCGCCAGCGGCAAATCAATGAGGAAGGCTGGACTCCAGAGCATGATGATGAGCACGATAAAGGTGCGCTGGGTCTAGCTGCTATCTGTTACGCAGCAGAGGGAATAGGCGAACCTGTTTACATTGCTGATAACACGGATGGCTACAGTGATGATCCAGGAGACTATTTCAAGGATCCGTGGCCATGGAGCAAAAAGTGGGATAAGCGTGGCAAGCATTCCCAGCTGCAATGTTTGATAATTGCTGGGGCTCTCATCGCTGCAGAAATTGACAGGTTGCAGAGAACTGCTGTGGTAGACGACGATTAGAAGGACAAGCGGAAACTCAATATGCACGTACGACAAACAACCTGGCCACCAGTGGAAGACCCATTGGAAGAAACTGTACTCTGGGCGCAATGGAGCACCGATACAACTGAGCCCCCGCAGGTTGGTGTTCGACTGCTATGGACGAAAGGGTGGAAGCCTGCTTTGTACCTCAACCTATGGAACATTGAAATATCCATTGGGTGGTTTCAACCATAAGGAAAGGAAACCACAGCAAGATGAAAAACATCAAAATGAGTTGGCGTACCATTGATGCACTTGGGACAGGAGACCCTGTCTACATAATCGATCCAGGAACGTGTGGACGGGCGATGGCACACTGCCCAGAGAATCCGATGAAGCATATGGTAATGGGAGTTGCTGAGTGTGACGCCTTTGCTGATGATACTGTTTCCGTTGTCGTAAGTGGTATGTTTCCAGGATTATTAAATTACGTTGATACAGGCGACCGTACGCAAGAAAGTCTTCTTGGTGAAAGACTGTTCTTGGGAGAGGATGGGGGTCTGACTATAAAGGAGCCTTCACTCCCAGCTACTGTGGTTTTAATTGGCTATGTAATCACTGGGCGTGGAGACGTGTCCATTCATCCTATGGACCTATCTGCGAAGAGGACAGAGGTACTGGAGGGGCAGTGCAAGTTCTGCCGTCGCCCTATCCATGAGAATTCTCTGTACTGCTATGCCTGCATCCAGATGATGGACCATGTCAATCGGGTGGCACGTGAGCAGCCCATGTCTGAGGAGTTCCGTAAGTGGACGGTACGCACATACAATAAAATGACATTCCGGTTGGAAAAGGTCTGTACGGAGTGCAACGCTCGAGACGGCACTGTCCGCCCTGACGCGGATGAGCTAGACTGGTACTGCGAAAGTTGCGCCATGGAGCTTTCTGGGAATGATGAGGACTAGCCCATGTTTCTAGGTTACTACGATGACCAGAAGGAACCATTCGAAAAAGCTTTCTGCGGCGCAGAAGTAGACGAAGAGACCGCTCGAGAAGTTCTTACCACCCTGGCACAGGACGCCATAGAGCTCTGGAAGCAGATGTCCCTCGCTAGACAGTTGCTCCACATCGAAGACATGGCGGAAGACGCTGAGCCGTTCTTTCAAGAAAGACGTCTCAAAGATTTCAAGCTGCTCACGACCGTCGCCTTGAGAATAGAGGAAGCTAGCGAGTGCAGCTATCACCTCCTCGAAGAGAAACTCATGGACCTTCTCGAAGGTACCACGGTACGAGAGGAGAACATCTTTATCCGGTTGGTCAACGAAGCCTGCGGAAACTTCGCAGGCACCTACGACGATTTGTCCAAGCGGCCCACCTTCGACCGCCTCGACCGTCGCGTGCTCAATCTCGGCGTGAAGAGCCCTCGTTCGTTACTGGTTCCCTGTTTCTTACCGAGCTTCCGACGCTCCCGAGAAGTGCATCTGTCACTACTTCCCGAAAGAAATCACTTTACCACTTCCTTCATCGGAACGATGACTCCTCCTTCTGACGACGCTCCAACGCTACGTGTCTACACGGATAGCCTGCGCTACGATACTCTACGCTTCCTGGCGCCTCTGAGTAGTTATGTATTCGGTAGCCCCGAAGCCGTGGGTACTCTTTACCTGTGGCCAGTCAAAATATTCGTTGGTTTCGTACCCTTCCCGAGGTTCGTAGAGCTGCACATCGAACAGCGCATGTGCATGGAAGTCAACTCTACTGGGGATAATATAGCCTTCTTCGACCTAGAGCACGATGTCTTTTAGGAGGAGTTATCCATGACGAAGAGTAAGAAACACCCCAAGCTTCGGGACCTGCCGCCAGGTGAAATCTACTTCCTGGACGATCCCAAGCCCATCGGGGACATCAAAAATATTGCACTCGCTGGATGTGACCTCCTCGAAGCGAAGTATCAAGATGCCATAGAGTCCTTCGATAGAATGTTGTGGGAGGGTACGGGTACGTGCCGCTGTCTCCGCTGGCAGTGCGACCAACGGGTACGTGGAAGGTACATTGGTCCCTCCGTCAGCACACGATTGGGGTACACAATCATGAGTGTAGCGGAGGCACTTTAGCTGCAAAAAAGTCTTGACACCAGCGCTCAGTTCGCTACAATGGCACTTAGATTGGGAAACACAAACTTTCGAGGACGGCACAGTAACTACAGCATAGATAGCTCAGTTGGATGAGCATCGGTCTATCAAACCGAAGGTCGCAGGTTCAAATCCTGCTCCGTGCACCACCAAGTTTACTGTCGAACTACCTCGATTTAAGTTTTCGCAGCTACGGCTGCTTATCGGAGATAACGAGTTCGCGGACTTCTGGGTAAGTACAGGAATCATCCAGGTTCAAGTCCTGGCGTCGCCACTTACGGCGACGTAGCCTAATTGGTAAAGGCAACAGCTTTAGATGCTGTGGATAACATCCATCTCTTTACCCGGGCATTACCGCGACTTTAAATTCCCAGCACGATGTGCTGAAGAGATACGGATTCGAGAGGACTTAGGAGTGACTACGGTAAAGCACTTGTCTCCAAAACAAGGAATTCCTGGTTCGAGTCCAGGCCCCGCCGCTTTTATGGCGGGGTTGCTTAAAAGCACAAACCACTCTTGTACTACCTCTCACTAACAACAACCGGCGCGGAGGCGTCGTTACAGTTTGGTGGACGGCAACGTCAGTACAGAACAAGCTCAATGGATGAGCGCTTCGCCATTAACGAAGAGGTTGCGGGTTCAAATCCCGTGTTCAACACCAACTTGACGTTCACACTTCCACCACTTTTATTCGAGGCTTTTTAGGCCCATTACGGTTTCGAGGACTTGGCTGTTGGTACAGCATAATTCTCACACACCCCGCTAAAGGGGATCTCTTCGGAGGTCCTCTTTAGGGGGTGTGAGAGCCTACGCTAGCAACGACAGCAACATTTCCTCGACAATTTTACGCCGAATAGGCGGAGGGTCCTCATGACAACGTGTGGACCCTTTTTTATTGTCTGCTCTGCGTCCGCAGAGAAACGGAGGTACCGGCCATGCGAAAGGGATTGAGCACTACCGATCTGCGTCGTGAGCTCGCTACGCGAACCACATCACACGTGCTGTTCATGGACAGCAATGACAATGGTGCCAAGCTGGGACTGCAACTAGGCCTCTCTGTCGAGCCTGGTTTGAAGGCGGTCGCCGGGCCGGATGGTCGGATCCTGGACGGTTATATCGTAGCCGACCAGGCCGAGGCCAAGCGCATCCGTGACGTCGCAACGAGCAACAAGGTGTACTGTGAGCAGTACGGCATCCCTGAGGTGCACGGGCTCGCCAAGCGACTGCTTCGTGGGGACGCCATTGCCGATCTCAACGACCGGCAGAAGCGCATCGTGGGCCGTGTCGTAACCAGCTTCCTGGACATCGCCACGACTGGCATGGGCCGCGCGACGCACTACAACACGAAGGAGGACCAGCTGCGTGCGGAGCGCCTGGCGCACGCCACCCTTTTCGGGATGGACCGTCAGACGTACAGCCTGCTGGTGTGCCTGTCGGGATTGACAGATAACGCGCGGAAGATCGCCTCCTGGATGCTGCTCGAGTGGCCGGGAGTGGGTGAGCCGTCCGACCACGAGCTTCAGATGGAACGCGAGGTAATTCGTGCGCTGGCGACCAGTATCACGACTCCTCGTATGTTCCAGCTGTTTGCGATGCTCCGTGAGTCTGGCTGCAACAACAGCCGTACACGCCGGGTCATCCTGTGCTCGTTGCTTGGCTCGGACAAGCTGCCGTGGTGGAGTGTCAAGTACCGGCGTAAGCTGAAGCTGGCACTGCAGCACGCCTGGGGCAAGCGGATGGCCAGCGTTATCGGCTCCATTTGCCGAAAGCGTGCTTGGACGCAGAAGGAGCGTAGCATCCTGGAGGAGCATGTATGGGCGTACGTGGAGGATCAGAAGGATGACGTTCAGGAGTGCATTGCGTTCGTGCTGGGTGCTACCAAGGGGCGTTGGACCACTCCGTTGCTGCGTGCGTTCGTAGCTGCTCGGGATGATCTGGCGGCTGGACGTAATCTGCCGCCAGAGGTACTGGAGGGCATTCGGTCCAAGTACCACCCGACGAAGACGCACGACGACGTTTTGCGTTTGACGGCGAAGACGGGTGCGTTCACGGACGGCCAGAAGATCAAGCACCAGCGGCGCGTGGAGAAGGCTGGTACGACGGTCGATTTCGACCCGACGCACTACGACGCGGTCAAGCTGTACATTTACGCCTACGAGCGTGGTATGGACGCTCGCATCACTGCTGCGTTGGACGAGAAGGCTGCACAGGCAGCCACGTCGTTCCCGGTAAGCTGTGAGGGTGCTGTGGTGTTGGTGGACGCTTCTGGTTCCATGCTCGGTGACGAGAAGACTCAGAAGCTGCGTCCGATGGCTGCGGCTCTGGCTATCAGTGATATGCTGGTAGCTGGCGGTGCAAAGCGGATTATCGTGGGTGGCAATGATCGTGGTCGACGCTTGGTGCGCCCGGCTGGCGATACGTCACTGGCGCTCCCGCTGGTGCAGGCTGTTCGTGATCACGGGCCGAGCTCTGTTTTCGTAATCAGCGATGGTTACGACAACACCCCGGCTGGCCGTTTCGCAGAGGTTGTTCGGGCACTTCGGAAGGTTGGCGTTTCGACGCCGATCTACCACCTGAACCCGGTAGCCGCTGCAGAGACTGCTTCCGTGCGTCGTCTGGCTCCAGACTTGGTGCCTACGTTGGCGGTGCAGGATGCACGGGCCCTCGCGACCATCATGCTGCGCGAGGCGCTCGAGCACGATCCGCTGGCGGGGCTGAAGGTGCTGCTGCAGCGTGGTCGTACTGCTGCAAGGGCAGCGATCAGCGGAAAGCAGCCTCTCGCGGCAGCGACGCGGGAGCGTGCTCTCGGCGCAGGAAAGAACGGCAAGAAGGTAGAAAAGGTGCTCAAGGATCTGACTTCTACGATGAAGTCGGCTTTGGTGGACCTGTACACCAGAGCACCTAGAGAAGGTGCCAACGTCCGCTACCGTGGAATTGCTGCACCGAATACGGTAACCGCTTTGCAGCGTCGTGGGTTGGTTCAGATGAGCGGTAACGACTACATTCTGCACACAGATCTCGGTCGCCAGGCGGCTGAGCAGCTGCGTCGATAGGAGGTGAAAAAATGTTGACGATCAGAGAAATCCTTCGCGGCTGTGAGGTAGGCCGGATTCAGACGGTGGGCGCAATGCAGATCATCCCGTTGACCATGGAGCAGTCCATGCAGGATGACCGGTTCGCCACTCCTGATATCGTGCGTGTTGGTACCAGTACCTATGGCACGATGAATTTCACGAACCCGGCGGATAAGCCTGTGCTGCTCCCGTCGCATGTAGGCTACATCGTAAAGCAGGCTGCCCAGGACCACGCCATGTCGACGGCAGGCATTGTTCCGGCGAAGCGTCAGCAGAGCTGGGAGAACGCCATGTGCATTCAGGCGAACCAGGCTGGCATGATCAGCCGTGGTGAGCACAAGATGCTCATCCTTCCACTAGCGCTGCGCAAGCCTGCGCTGGAGAACCGGAAGGCGCGCAACTACAGCAAGCTGTGGAACTCGATTGGTTCCTACAACACGAGCTCTGGTCTGGGCGACAGCAGAAACCTCGTGACCTACATTCAGGGATACGAGCGTCAGCTGGACCAGTTCATCGCGGAGTTCGAGACGGTCGAGAATCAGGTAGGCGCGATCATCCTGATTAACGGCGACGTGGTAGGCTGCGAACGAGCTCCGTCTACTGAGTACTGGCGGAGTGTTTGGGAGCCGCTGGTACGTGTGTGCTACGGGTCTGCTGCCATTGCTGCATCGCGTCAGGCGCAGAAGACAGAGACGGTGCTGAAGACGCGCGTGCCGTTGAAGGTGCAGGATCTGTCTAACCTCGATGACCTGTGCTCTGCGCTTGAGCATGTGGAGGCAGAGCAGGAAGAGCTGGCACGGCGCCAGGTACGCCAGTTGCTGGACGACCAGTTCCAGGAGGACCAGGAGCAGCGTGCTGGACATGCTCGAGCGGACATCGTGACGATCCGCAACGATCAGTTCTTCGGCCAGGTTGCTACTGATCAGACGTCGGGCCAGGTGCTGTACGCATCGATGGTCGTGTCGGATGGTTGGGACGAGCGCAAGGGCTGGAAGCTGTCCAAGCGCTTCGATATCTAACTTCTAGCCCCGGTGGGGAGCTCTTCCCCACCGGGCTTTTCCCCTTGACATTTTCCTCCCGATTAAATACATTACATCGTATTGTTTTTGCTGGCGTGGCGAAATGGCGATACGCGCTGGGTTTAGGTCCCAGTGGGAGAAATCCCGTGAGAGTTCGAGTCTCTCCGCCAGTATATAGACGGGAGAATACATATGCCTGATGATTTCAAGCACTGGACATCTGAAAGCACAGAAGCGTTTGAGTACGCTGTAGCTGCTGATTTTATTGGTCAGCTTGAAACAAAAATGGACGATGGCAACGTCCAACAGAAGGACCTTGCGGCAACACTGAACAGGACAGAGGGACGAATTTCTCAGCTGTTCAACAGGCCCAGTAATCTAACTCTGAAAACTCTTGTCAGGTTGGCGCGAGCTCTCGGTCTCAAAGTCACTGTTGTAGCGTACAGAGATCCACGAGAAGTTGGCCCCGTGCCTCCCGACATTTTTCGTCAATGCTGGGAGGCGCTGGGATCGCCTAAGGATTTCTTCGAGCTTCAAGAGAAGTTAGCTGAGTGTAAGGACTTCCCTCAATAGTGCTTCCATCTTGTAAAATGATAGGTGGAGGCTATATATTACGATGGAACTACTACTTGAGATACTTCCTCTCGTTATTCCTGTTCTTGGTCTGCTGATTTACTTTGTAGTACGTTGGCGGTACCGATATACTTGCCCTGAATGTGGACGTTGGTCGCGCGAGCGCGCAGACATTTCTTTCAGGTACCAGGCAAATGGGCAACAGAAAGAAGGTGAAGCAACAATCCCAACGGCAGCGTGCTCTTCTTGTAAGCACTTTTGGACGCTGAAAGACACGCACGTGCGGACCATTGGGATGGTCATTCCGAGAGGAACCCGGATGCATCGTTAACGCCGGGCTGGCGAAATTGGTTCACGCGAAGGACTCAAAATCCTTTGGAGCTTTGCTCCTTCCGGGTTCAAGTCCCGGGCCCGGCATCAACCCTGGAGGATAGAAATGGATACTACAAAAGGACACCCACTGGAATACGGTACCAAAGGATGTGAGAACAGTTGGCAGGCTCCCTTTCCGGAAGAAGTCGAGTGTGCTCACTGTGGAAAAGAAGGCGCACGTCTTGCCTTCGTTCTACAGGAGCTAGGTGGTGAGAATTGGCAGGACAAGGAGTTTGCGAGCAACCTGCATGATAACGAGCCAGAAGGTGAGGGCTTCTGGTTGCATGATGCTGCTGCTTTCGCAACTTACCTGTGCCGAGACATCAACTGTGCGAAAGCCACCACGAAATGGAATCAAGCGTAGAATAGGGGGTCGCGATGAGCAAGCAGTACGGTTGGATGAAATGGGGTGGTGGTCAAGCTCACGGCCCCTTCGACAGCTACGAGCTCGCTTTGAAAGACGCGCAGGGGTATCTGGGCGACGACGAAGAGGTGGACATCACCATTAACGAGATAATGGAGTTAACAGGGGAAGACTTCGTAAACTACATACTACCTGCTGACGACTTGGTGTACCAAGCCAGTGAGTCTTTCGATGACACGCACGGTAGTGGTGACGAATACATGTTCGAGCTCGAAGGTGATCTCAAGGAAGCACAAAAAGAGCTCGAGGCCGCGCTGAGGCAGTGGGCAAAGAAATGGGTCTCTGCTAGCAGCGATTGGTGGATAGATGAGGGCGAGAAAATCACTATCACCACAAATGGGACTGTCACGGAGGACTGCAAGCCATGATTATCAGTGTGAACGACAAAACTGGGGTGAGCTCGCTCTGCCACGGCATCACTATGGTAGACGAGAACAACAAGCCCATTCCACGAGTGATGGCGTTTGACACAGTTACTTTCCAATGCGAGCTACATGGCGGTGCTGTAACTACCGCTGCTGGTTTTGTCATTCCATGTTCGAACAAGGAGCGCTTGGAGCAGCTGTTCAACGGTCTCCCTACACTTCTGCAGAGGTTCATCTGCTACGCTGATCAGTCGCGCATAGAAGCCAAATGTTACGCGTTTACAGCAGACCAGGTGAACCAGGCGCGCTATCTGCAAGACGTTCTTAATGAGTGGGAAGACTAATGGGTGCTTGTGGTTGTTGCGATGGCTTTGGAGATTTTAGGTTCCCAGGACCGAACGGTGGCTGGTACACGCTCCAAATTTACACCGGTTGCGTCTACTGTGACGAAGGCCCCGGCGTCAACTTGGGTTTCTACTCTCCAGGTGACCCCGCTTTCGACCACATCCTCGAGCTCCCAGAAGTCCAGATTGGCGAGCTTTTCGGTGTCCCAACCACCGATTGGAACGAGACAGCCAAAGCGATAAAACGTGAGTGGGCTGATGATAACAATGTAACGTACGTTGTAGAAGAGGAGCTTCCTAACGCTATCATCCACGGTGCGCATGCTGTAGCACAACGGTGGATAAAAGCAGTAGTTCATGGAAAAAAGTAGCCATGTTAGGTAACGAGTGGACGTGCCCAGACTACGTGTACGACTGCTACCTCTACCCAGAGGTGGGAATGATGGCAAGAGGAAGATGTAGCACGTACGAGTGTCCAGGGATTGACGGAAACACTGACTGCAAAACTTGCGTTTGGCACGAAGACATGTTTGAATATCCAGCAGGATTCTAAGATGTTTGACTATCTAGGAGAGTTGTGGTGTTCCTACTTTCACCGCCTACCCGACTGGGACATCTACGTTTTTCGTGGAACTATCCAGCACGGTGTGAAGTTCATTCGTTGTAAGCGGTGCGGGCGCCGCTACGTCATGGCGGATGCACATCAAGCGTTCATGCGTTACGACAACGATGAGCAGTTCGTTCAGGGGCTGCTCAATCTCTACAACATCAAAAGGGATGTGCTCTTCCAAGGTGACTGATGTACCCTGAAGAATTCGCAAAGAACTACGCAGCCAAGTCTAATATGTCCATGGAGGCTCTCATTGAGAACTCCTTTGTCGTCATTGCTTGTGCTTGTGGAGAAGACGGGTGTCTTGGTTGGCAAATGCAAACCGAGGCTTGGGTTGAGGAGCGCAAGTCACTAGGTCTTTGGGACGATGCCACGAAGTGGTACTATGTTAAGGACATCTATTTAGGAGAATCTCCTGAAGAATACTATGCGCTACACTATCCAGACATGGACGAGGAAAGTCTCGCTATGTGCTTAGCAATGGATCACAGTAGCATCGTATGCACGCTCTCTTGCGAGTGCGGGCGTACACACGAGATAGAGTACACACCTCCTCCTCATGAATGGTACTCAACTGGGATTACCTGTGCTTGTGGACGCAGTGTGACCTATGGAAAATAGTTCGCAAAAAGAGCCATGGGAAGTAGCCGTTGAGGAAGCCATCGCTGCTGGTGAGACCATTCAGGTGTGTACTGAAGACGAGAATGGGAACGTTTTTTGGTGTTTGATTGAACCAGAGAAGCGTCTTTGCACTGAGATGGATGAGCCAGTACCTGGTGTACGTGCTTTCCCACCAGATGCGTTGAGTTAACGGAGAACAGAATGCGACTCTTTGAACTTCGTCGTACCGAGGATGAATCGGGCGTCAGCGGAACAGGTACTGTTGCTCAAGGCGTCATTTTCGACAACGGCTGGTGCGCACTCACCTGGTTGACCGACCACACATCGGTGGCGTTTTATACAAGCGTCGATGAAGTAATAGCCATCCACGGTCATAACGGCAAGACAAGAGTAGTACAGATAGCAGATTGTGACAGGAGCCGCATTCAGCCTCTACGTGAAAACTGTGCGCGGGACCACTGCGAAGGTGTCATCGCTGATTTCCGTAAGGGAACTGCTAGGTACGTGTGGGATCAGCGTGAACACTTTGTAGATCTCTTCCACGAAAAAGATCTCTCCGAAAAGGAATAGCATGTCGAACACCATACATTTCATTTCTGGGCGCGACGAGTACGGTTGGCTATCCAACTTTCACTACGCTCCTTTTGAGTACAATGGAAAGACGTGGCTGACGGTAGAGCACGCTTTCCAGGCAGCGAAGGTTGAGTTTAAGGGACCGTGGGCGGAGAAGATTCGCACAGCGAAGGCGCCTGGGATTGCCAAGCGGCTAGGACGCGATTGTCCTTTGCGTAAGGATTGGGAGCACGTGAAGCTGGGCATCATGCTCGACTTGGTGAAAGCAAAGTTCCTGAGCAACCCAGAGTTGGGAGACAAGCTTCTTTTGACCGAGAGAAGGACACTCGAGGAAGACGCGTACTGGGATACCTTCTGGGGAACTGGTAAGACTGGGCCCGGCGGTCGGGGGCGCAACGAGCTCGGAAAAATCTTGATGGCGGTGCGCACTCAGCTTGCTGCTGAGAGAAAGAAATAGGATCAGCGATGGCAGACGAAGAGCAGAAGTACAGAATCACGTACAACGCAGACTGTCACCCGGAGGGCATTCCGAAGAGTGAAGTGATCAAACAAGGGATTGGTGGTTGTGACTGCCTTCTCATTGCCAGCATTCTTGGTCAGCCTGGTGGACCTGGAGGTCTGAGCGTACAGTTTGCCTCGCTCAACGGGTTCAAGGGTTCGGGTGTTTCTTTAGACCCGATGCAGGAGTTCAACATCTTTGGGATGTTCGCCCACTACCTCATGGAAGACCTTCCTCCTGGTAGGCCGCGAGAGATTTGCCAAGAAGCTTTCGAGCAAGTACAGGAGTGGGTACTGACTCGAGAGGTGTCAACTTTGGCAGACGCCATCATTGTAGCGGAGAAGCTGAAGAAACACTACGATGGGACTGGCAACTAAAGCCTGTTTGATCAAGCCTCTGCTTTTTCATTACGCAAACCAACATGACAAGGATTTCAAGTTGGGAGATCCAGAGGTGACTTTTGCTCTGCCTGTGGGAACTGAAGTATCCCTTGAGGCTACACGTACCATTGATGCTGGTAGGTCGTTCGATCACATCCGCTTGAAAGTGTGTGATATCAGTTTCAAAAACCCCTTGTCAGGAGTCATCTCTTACGCTATAGTATGGCCCGATTGTCTTGAATAGATGTGCTCGCATGGCGAAATCGGTGATACGCGGTGGATTTAAAATCCACTGGGGTAATTCCCGTCCGGGTTCGAGTCCCGGTGCGAGCATAAAGTGTAACAAGGAGGGGCAAATGAACCGCCGTGATTTTCTCAAAGTGAGTGTAGCAGCTGCCATCGCAACACAGGTTCCTGACGTTGCTGAGGCGAAAGATAAAGCAGAAGCTGGCCAGCTACTGATGAAGCCAGATGAGCACATCGCGTATATCGACTTTCCTGGGGTGCCTCTTGTACGTCGTCGCGTTATTTTTCTAATGGAGCACAATCCAGATGAGGCCGTTTCTGCTACGCTTGGGCCTCCTCCCATTGGAACCATTGTAGCTGGGGAGGCCAAAAATGGTACCCTACGAGCGTACTGTGTTGTAGAGAATCTCGACGTAGAGGTTATACCTACCGTAGTAAGCTACTGGGATAAGAATATTCACAATTCGAAAGTGGGCACCACCTACTTTGGCTATGTCGCAATAGTGGAAAGTATTGCTCCAGCGTTCGGTGACCAACATGACACAATCAGACGTATCCTGACTCCGAACACCGGGTTTTCTATTGTGTGTGAAAATTGGCGTGTAGAACGCTATGGAGGAGATCCCAACCATCCTGCGTTGGCACTTGACGCCTTTAACCCATCGCTTGTCGAGCGTGCAGTCAAAGCTGGGTTAATGCCTGTATGGAAAAGAAATGCCTAAGTACGAGCTCTGGTATTCCAAAACCGAGCATTGTCACACGATGTTCCCTGAGGGGCATCCACAAAAATCTGCTCTTTTGTTGGAAGACGACGCCACGCTTCAAAAGGTGTTCGAAGCCTCAGATTGGAATGACGCCTGTCGTCAACAGCACGAATACCTTGGTTGGGAGCCTTATGTTCCCATGGAGTAGTAATGAAAAGTGGTTATCAACCCAAGGGAAAAGACAACCCTCCAGTAGGGACACCTCCTAAAAGCGGTAGTGGTGTACAACCATCAAGACACCACGTCATGCTGAAGGTAGCAAGAAGCATTCGTCGTGAGGCTGGGAAATACTACGGAACTGAGTTGGGTGCGTTGATGCTTCTGTGGGCTGAACTGCTAGACGGAAAACAAGCATCTTAGTTACTTTCCTGTATGCACTCAAGGCGGATTAAATACAAGGGACGCTTGTACGTGCAGGCGCTCGGTGCAGGCTATGACTCTGTGAGCTTTCACTCCGAAAAGGAAATGAAAGGTCTTCGTCCCAGTCCGCTTTACGGCGTTATTTCGATCACCGATCCCGGTAGAATTGCCAACATACCCGAAGGGTGGGGCAGCGTATTACGCCTCCAATTTGATGATGTTGAAGAACCTGACCCCTACAAACCTTATGGTGACCCGTATGCAAGATCGTCTCGTTTACCAACTGCCAGCGACGCTCAGAAAATCCTCTCCTGGCTCAAAGCCAACGAAAGAAAGCTCGCGGGTATCTACGTCCATTGTTGGGGTGGAGTCTCTCGTTCCGCCGCCGTCGCCAAGTTCATCGCAGAAAAATATGGCATCCCCTTCGACCAATCCTACGACAAGTACAACACCTTAGTCTACGAGCTCCTGCGACAGGAAGACAAAGCATGAGACAGGTAGTGTACAAAGGAGCCACCTATCGAGTGGCCTCTGCTGATGATTACTACTACCACATCACCTATGTTGGAAGTCTCCCCGCCATTGCTGCCAAGGGGCTTCGACCGGGCTCTGGGGTTACTTTTGGCAAGGGGTACACAGGGCACTCTGCTGGCAAGCTATTTCTGGCTGACTGGGATGGCGTGGGCTTTTGGGTAGACCGTTTGGGGCAGATGGCAGACAACCGTTCTGATAATCCAGTGCAGGACGGTTTAATTCCGGTGGTGCTTCGTTTTCCTAAAGATCCATCTGTCACGGTTGACGAGGACGTGCCTGGCACCAAGGATTCCAGTGCGGGTGCCTGGACCACCCTGCAGTCTATCCCCGCATCTCAGCTCGAGGTGTGGGATGGTGCAGCGTGGATCCCTGTTACATCAGTAGACCACCAAGCCCTTATTGACGAAGCCTACGAGGCTGCGGATAAAGAGGTTGAGGACGACGAAGAGCTCGTCTATTTAAACGCTTCCCAGTTCGAGCCAGACTTCTCTTAGCCACCACAAACGACTTGACATACTGGGGAGAGACGCCATAAAGTGGGACATCAGGAGGACAGTCATGTACATGCTACGCGAGTTGCGTTTATTGGCGCAGAAGTTTTTCTTACTGTAGCGCTCTGCTAGGAAGGGGATAACCTTATGACACAGCCAAACCTAAGAACTCTAGTGTTGAATCAGGGGTACGAGCCGATCCGAGTGGTAAGCTGGCAGCGCGCCGTTACCATGGTCTGGCTCGATAAGGCATCTGTGCTCAGCGAGTATGATGACTCTGTGCACTCCAAGCACATTACTTGGAGTGTGCCCGCAGTTATCTGGCTACGCCACAAGGCCAAGCGCTTCGTGCCTGAGGTGAAGCTCACACGGCACTACGTGTATGCTCGTGATGGCTGGCGCTGCCAGTACTGTGGTGAGCGCTTCCCTGCATCTGCTCTGACGTTCGACCACGTCCTACCCCGCGCCCAGGGTGGTAGAACCACCTGGTCAAACGTGGTTACCTGCTGCGTTCCCTGCAACCAGCGGAAGGGTGACCAGCTGTTGGAGAAGTCAGGTATGACGCTGCTACGAGCACCCAAGAAGCCGCGTTGGATGCCCGCTCTACTCGTGAAGAGCTTGTCCGACAACGCGATCCCCAATCAGTGGCACGAGTTCGTAGGCTGGCTACGTCCTGCCGTCGCCGCTTAGCTCCCCGTTAATTCCTACAAAAATTCATGTTATACTGTGATGTCAAATATCACAGGCGCCATACTATTCATTCATGGAGTCTGTGGGGAGGAAGACTCATGCGATTCTGGTTACGTGCCTCGATTCTTATTCTTCTGGTAGCTCTAATATTCGCTGGTGGGGTGATATTAATTACGTTGAGTGCAGGCTGTCCACCACGAAGCTACCCCGGAGGATTCCTCAACGTTACCCACTACAGCATTAACAAAAACGATACCTGGCGCACCCCAAAGAACATTCGTGTAGTAGCAACCAAGAAGGATGTCACTCTGGACTTCTTCAAGCTGGTCGATCAGAAAACAGACGAGCTCGAGGCGTGTCTGCTGAAAAGCGGAGGCTCCACGAAGAAAATCAACCGTGACTGGTTTGGTGTTTACGTCCCGGCTGATTGGTACGTTTCAAAGTGTTCTGGTGAGCAGCTTGTTCCTTCTCGCGTATCCTACACCCTTTGCGAAGCAAAGGGGCTCAAGATAGAGGAGGAGTGCTACAACAACGAGCGTCCCACCGAGATATGTCCTTGTGTTTGCAATGTGAGGGCGACTATTCAGGATGACTATTGGATAGTGACTGCCCCCAACTTGAAGCTTTTTAAGACTGAGCTTGCACGACTTCACACAAATAAAAACGCTCCGTGGAAGTACCCTGAAATCAGCCGCTGCTTACAGTGAGCAGCAATCCATTTTCAGGTTACTATATGTTGAGAACGCCGCCGTTCTTGGTGGCAATATTTCGTTTTCGCTGATTTATATATCAGCAAGGAGACCATAATGGGATACCGGACCATTCTTTCCAGCCCACTGTGCCTTACCATCAAGAACACGTCTGGGCAGCGCGTTGTTGTTTCTGGCGCGAACGTGCCTCCTGGACAGCAGCGTGAAGTTGCTGGTCAGGTGTTCGTGAATGACAAGTATCGCGCAGGCGAGCTTGCTGAACTCACACGTCGCCATGCCATTCAGGTGTTGGTAAACGGAATGGGTTTTGTTAACTACGTCCTGAACGCTGACCAGCTTATCGGTCTGGCCGCCACGGGTGTAGTCCCACAGCAGCCGGTTCCCCTGCTGGCAACTGTAGATCTCCCAGCCAACACCGACGTGCCCATCGGGTTCATGGCATATGATACCACAGCTGCCGCACTGGTGACCAATGATGGATCTGCCTGGGTCTAGCGTAAGCTAACAGGCGATGTCAACATTACCTAAAATTCTGCAGTACCGGGGAGCGCTTTATCGACAGGTCCACGCCGAAGAGGAGACAGCTGTTGATAAAGACGCTTTTATCGGGCAAATTAAGGATGAGGTTGACAAGGCTGTTGCTGCGCTTGGCGGACATCGTACTGGCCAGAAGATTGGTGGGCCAGACAAGCTCCGCGATGGTGGTGAGCCTTGGTCAACCGAGGTAACAGTCAAGGTTTCCAAGCTGCAGCCAGAAACTGATTTGGCGACAGCGTTTCCTTTTAGTACCATCGAGTGGTGCGGTTGGGTGGAAGCTCGTTTAGTAGAAGGCAAACTACAACTGTCTGCTACTGGCACCCTGGCTCTGGACGGTCTGTGTTTTGATACGCAGGCGCGCATTCTGGGCAAGGATGATGTGGTTGTGGGCGAGTGGGATGGGTCGGAGTGGACGTGGCGACGCGACGTGCGAAGCTGAACTATCATGATCCAAGTACCTGAATTGAAACCGATACGTGATTACAGCAACATCCGTAAGGATGCACTCGGGCCGTTTTTACGAGCAGCAGCGAGTGGCAACGAGGGTCTCGACAAACGTGTGCGGGAGTTTCGTGAGCACGCAGTGCGTGTATTGGGGGCCGAGGCATTCCAACAAGATCGCGCTCAGCTTCTTGATGATCTAAAGGACGAAGCGCGCAGTTGGGGCCTATCCTTCCACACGAACCCAGATCAGGTAATTGATTTTGCCGCTGAGAATCCGATTGTATTGAAGCTACCTCTCGGAAAGCTTATGCATGTCTCTGCTAGCCACAATACAGTTACCGGGTTGCTGGCAGATGCTATTGATTCCATTGTGGTACGCATTGTTCTGAACTCCTCTCAAAAGGAGATAGAACAAGCGCTTCAACGCGCTGCAGCAATGGGTGGTATGGAAGGCCAGGTATTTCACGCGCTCTCCCCTATTGACTTTGGTAGGATGAGGAAGTGGCCCTTTGAGGGATTGAACTCATACACATTTCAATACCTCGACAAGGTGATTGAGGATTGGGCTAAGAACACACCTTCTGTGCAGCAGCTTGTTCCTGATGAACTTCACTCATTCATGATCCGCAATGGCCCGCGTACGCAAGATCTACAGCCAGGTGAGAAGCTTGGTCTGCTCAAGAAGTCTCCGCTGCTTGCGCTATCCAAGATAGACCCACTGCTCAAGAAGATGAATCCAGCGCGCAACAACGTAGGCGACGTTGTCTCTGCTGCGTTGGATACAGCCATCCATGAAAATGCGATGAAGTGGTTCGAAGACGTGGGTAGAGGTATTGATTGGAAGGATCGCTTCTACAGTAATCTGCAGCGTGGTGATACACCACCTGTTTCGCAGGCGCCATCTGGTACAAATCCTGGCAAGCAACCCGCTCCCGAGTCGGTTACTAAGGTTGAGCTACCTAGCCGCAAGGAAACTACGAAGGTACTCTAATGAGCATCTTCAACTATCATCGACGGGTACTTAGCCCCACTGTTTGGAAAACAGACGAGCTACGTCCAGCACCTCGTGTACGCAATCAAATACGTACACAGTTAAGGGCACGTTTTCCACGAGCGAGTCGAGTGTACTTAGCAGGCGACTTGGCCGGTCATTACTACGACGAAATCTCTCCGCTCGATCTCATCGTCGCCGCTCCAGCTGATAAAGTAGAACAATATCGCAGAGAAGCTCAGGTGGTGAATGGTTACCTGTTGAGCGGCACTGAACATGGTGTTTACTTTTACATCATTGCTGATTCCATCAGACCGGAGCTTCTGGCAGAGAAGTTCGGCCCCATCTTCGACATCGAGATGGATCGTTGGTTTGGTAAGCGTGTTACTGGCAACACAGAGATGATCCGCCCAGACGCACTGTTGCAGCGAATCAAGTGGCGCCTGTACAAAGTTAAAGAGTACGATGACGAGCTCTTCCCCTACGATTGGGATGTGGTCACTGAAGCAGTACGACATCTTTCTCCCGATGGACGGCAACATCTGAAGGACTCCCTCAGAGAAGTCATCTCTAGGTTGAAGAACAATATTGGGGATGTGCTAGCGAGCTACAAGGAAGCGTCTGTCTGGCGCACTGCTTCAGCTCTTCAAGAGCTCATTGACGCTGATTCTTACGAAGACGACATTCGTGATTTTATCGACGCTAACCGAGTTCCCTCTCCTATCGTCTTGGCGATGTTCAACGTGTTGCGTTATCAAGACGTTCTTGCTGAAATCGAAGATGTCGATGAGCAGCTGAATGAGTTGAGCAACGTGCAGTCACTAGGACGTGGTGTACAGCTTCAATCCGTCGCTAGCACCAAGAGAACTTCCAAACGTCGACAAGCAGGTAAAGGTGCCTCAGAGTTCCTGTGGCGGCGCCTTGCAGATCTCGTAGACCTTGTCATCTTGCAAAACGGTGGTTATGGTAACGCACTGGAAACGATGTTCCGCATTGTTGAACGTGTGCTTGACCATAGCCGCTATATAAACTCAGGGCTTCGCCGCCGTCAGATAGTGATGCGGCTTTACAAAAAATACTACCGGCACATGAAAGACGCGTAAGGAGCGCACGATGTATATAACCAAGCAGATACCAGGCTTCGCAGCGGTCTCTCTCGAAGGCCCCAGTGCCAACCTGCAGGATGCTCAGGCTTCTCTCAAGCTGGCAGGATTGACGGTAGACACCGTTGGACAAAACTCCATCTTGCTTCGAGACGTGCGCGAATCCTCGATGGAAAATGTAGGCTCCATCGCGCAAGCACACGCCCTTCGGGTAGTAGGTGCCTACGGGAAGAAGATGTTCATCCACCGTGAAAAGGCGCAAACCCGTAAGGCGTTCAAGCTGAGCCTGGAAGAAGGTAAGTGGTACTTCGCTGAGAACCTCGAGGAGACCTATCCCTTCATCGTAGTGCGCGATGTGCACATCGAAAAGACAGGTAACAACGGTGACGAGGATCAGGTTCTCGATCTCGAGTTCTACAGTCCAGATCACGCTATGCCAGTCAGGCAGACTGTCACCTCTCGAGAAGCTGCTCAGTATGGGCTGCGCCCCGCTACCGAGGAAGACTTTGAGAAGGTGGACATGATCCTTCCAGTCTCCGAGCTCTCGACACTACAGCTTCCGAACAGCGATAGCCACGGTATCCCTGATGACACTGTTCAGGTAGACGAGACACCAAACCCAACCCCAAGCCAGCTACCGAGTCAGATATAACATGGGATGTGACCTGTGCAATAATTTCCCCACGCGGGCGCTTCGTCAGCTCAATGATGATATCGAGCGTGGAGAGATGTCTGTAGCGGAGCTTGCAGAGAAGCACTACGTCAGCGTACCGATGCTCAACGACCACATTCAGAAGTGTGTGGGTGCGTTGAACAATGTGGGGCATGAGCTTCTGAACGACCTACTACGGGAGATTCGGATAGTAGCTGAGGATCGAAAGGTACAGTACGACTTCGATCCCGATGCCAACAACTCTGCGATGACTCACTACGTCAACCTGATGCGTGAGGCACGTGAGCTTGTTGTAGCGATGGAGCGCATCCGTCCATCGGAAGAGCTCACACAAGACATCGTTGAAAAGATTCTTTCACCCCTTATCCGTCAAACGATACTGCTAATATCTGAGGAGGCCAAAAAGCTTCGTGAGGAGTTAGCAACCCTTGTTGACCACTCGCAGTATCGCTCTGCGGATAACGCGGTTAAACGCATGCTAGACCGTTTCGGTACTCGTTTAGAAACTGAGACTGAGACTCTGGTAGAGCGTCTTCAGCAATTGCTAGCTTCTCCAACCCGGCAGCGTAAAGCAGCCAAAAAACCCGCCGACGCGAATTCTTCGCAGGATCCTAGTATCCACTAGCCCTTCCTATTTCTACAAGGATTTTGAGATGGTCGACGTAAGTCGAGAAAAAACTGCGGTCACAAGTGCAGCTCCATTGCAATTTTTTCGGATTATTTTCCAAAAAGTTGCCCACGCCTTGTAAATTAGTAGTATGCAACAAGGCACACGCTTTTGCGGAGTTGCACGAAAGGAGTTGAAGATTATGAAGAGAACGCTATTTTTCAGTACATTGGTGGGGATTATTCTCTGCGCTGCCATTGCAGTTGCGGATTCTCCTCCAGCCACTCACAATGGGGTGACAGTTGAGCAGAAAGTAGTCAAGCCCACGACTACAGAACAACCACAAAAGAAAGAAGGTAAGGTCAAGAAAGAAGCCGAGATCACTGATCCAATACTGTCCTTGAACAAGATCACCTTTGCCACACCCGAGCTTCGTAAGCAGCATCTTGATAAGCTTGCGAAGGCTGTGGCTGCAATTGAGGACAGGGGTGGGAAGCCCATTGATCGCAAGCAGTGTGACGAGCGTTGGAAGAAGCGCTGCGACAAGTTCAAGACGGATGCAGACCCACGTAAGAGTGGCAAGGCATACCGCTACAAGCTCTGCCTGCGTAAGTGGAAGCGTTGCTACAAGTATGACGCCTGGTGGGTCAAGCGGCGCTACATTGTTGCTGAGGCGGCCCTGAACGCACAGGAGAAGGTAGGTGTAGACGCCACGTTCTTGATTGCTGTTGGTCGGATGGAAAGCGATTTCCGTAACCTCATCCTCATCAACACTGCCTGCAAGTACAAGCTACGTAACTACAACTGCTATGCCGACTGTGGTATGACACAGCACCACGTGCGTGGCAGTATGAAGTACGTACAGAGCATGTGCAAGAAGCTGGCACGTTCTCCCAAGCTGTCGTTTCTAAAGAGCGCGGAGGAGCTTTCACGTCACATTGCTTTCTGTACTGACTCAAAGCGCATAAAGCGCAATCTTCCTACACGTCGCTGTGTCTTGAACAGATATAACCAGGGAACCTTCTATCGGCGTTCAGAGCAGTGCTCGAGATGCTGGATAAGCCCTAAGCGTTTCGATGGCAAGGAGGCCTACCGTTTAGCACTTCTGGACTGCAAGAAACGGCGCAACAGTTGCCGTCACAAAGCAGCCTACTGGAAGAAGGTTACCTGTTTCGAGTATGGCGCTCGTCAGAACCTTCGTTCTAAGCGAAGCTGTCGTCGTTGCTACAGCTTGACGAAGATCAGGACTGTATTTTACGCGCCGCCTCAAACCGATACAGCATTCACTTCCTTCCTTTTCGGCAAGCCCTCCCGCAAGTAGCACTTCGCTACAAATTTCAACAAATTGAAGTTACTGTCTACTAGGGTGTAGAAAGCCCTAGAAGAGCCTGTGTCAGCAAAATTTGACGTTGCTAATATTGGTTTGAGCTGACCTGGGCATTCCAAGAGGTTCAGTATGTCTGTCACTTCTGCAGCGCATTTTGTAGATGAATTGCGGGATCTGCTCCTGCTGCGTGTATCTTCCAGTCGGCTACCTGCTGTGGTAGCCGACGTAGCATCTGAGCAGCCATCGTTACTGCTCGAGTACGCTACTTCCGACAATAGCCACATTCCTGTAGTAATCGAAAATATCATTGACACACTGTCTCCCCGCTACCCCAATGTAGCTGTTGGGCAACCCATCCTTTCCTACACAGATAACGGGAACAATCGTCTTGAGGTGGTAGCCACGGAGGTTGAGGAGCCTTTAGAAGAAGGAGAGCCTCCTGAGGAGATTGGTGAGGGTGCACCTATTCCTTCTGATAACTCATTCCCAGTTTCAGTTACTATAGGCGACGTAGCTTTCGACATCGCCAACTACGATGGGATGACGTACACGGTCCTTCGCAATGGTGAGGTGCTGGAGGGGGAGTTGCCCAGCTTAGCAGCTGCGTTGGGAGCAATGCTTGGCTATGCGCTTCCTGAGATTGCAGATCGAGAAGCCAAGAAAGGGGCACCCAACCCAGACACGGAAGTAGACAAGGATTTCCTATTTGCGATCTCCAAATTCCTGCGCAAGAGTCCTATCATTCCTGACGCCTCAGTTCTGAAGCATCTGGTAGATTTTGTGGAGTTAACAACTCAGAGAGATTTTAACTCGCAGTAATTATGTGGACTGAACGATGACCAATTTTTTCTATAGTTTGTTTTTCCTTGTGCTGAGTGCTGCAGAAAAGGCTGCTCAGAGTTCTGGCGGCTTCAATTGGCGTGATGTGACCAGCTTGGCTGGGATTGTGATACCACTTCTCCTAGGTGCATTCTTTTATCTACTCCGCAAAAAACAAGAAGCAGAGAACGAGTTACGCAAGCAACAGATACAGGAAATCAAGGAATCGATTAAGCGGGTGCAGTATGACGCCGATGAAGCACTCAAGAAAATCAACGAGACGATAAGCGAGCATTTGCGGCATCAGACAACTTGTGGGGTTACGTACGTTAGCAGGGACACGTACAGACAAGATATGGAAACGCAGAGCAGCCATGTTGCGTCTATGAAGGGCACCATCGACACCCTGAATCAGATCATGGTGCAGCAGCAAACGTTGGTGACGCAGCTGGTCAAGTCATTGTCGTAGGGGAGTAGGCAACTATGTGTGCCCAGGATGGTTGGGATAATGGACACAGTGAGCAAGAGGGAGAATCCATGATTTTCATGCCAAAGGAGGTCATGCCTCAAAAGGATCCTGCTGAAAAAGAATTAGAACAAAGCAGTCCTCAAGAGGAGCTTCCGCGCACTACCACGGGGGTAATTAGAATCATGCGTGCAAGAGGACGGCCAGAGATGGCGGCACTAGTTGAAGAACTTCATAGTGCAGAGAAAAGCGTGATAGAAACTACCAAACGGGCGGAAGATCTCCTTAAGCTTCTACGTACACTCCACCGCAAAGCCACTGGAACATATCCCACCGTCAAGCCGCGTAAGCCTGCTGGTGACGACATTTAAACACCAACAAAATTCGTATGTCTCCCAAGAAACCCAAAAGTCTACTGAAGTTGAAGAAGCGTCCGATTGAAGCTTTCGGGGGTCTGGGAGATGAGCGTCGTGGATCAAAAAAGCGTAAGAAAAAGAAAAACGAAGAACCTGCGGAAGAGCGTGTAGAACTTGTAGCTGCACCACCCCCACCATCTCCACAAGCCCCAGATGACTCCCCAGAACCGTTTGGAGACATCTACGCCGCTCTGGATGCCGCTTCAGAAGCAGATGACATCGAGGCTGATGGACTTCCCAGCCCACGCGAGCTCATGCGGCTCGCTATCTCTGCAGACCTCGATCCCTCCATCTTCACTGAACGAAGTTTCCCCGTAGCTGCTAACATCATCGAGTGGTGCCGAGACGCCAACTTTCTTGGCTTTTCTGGTGAGCTACGCCCACGTCAGTTCCAGGTGTTGGCGCAATTCTTTGCCGATGTCTGCTACCTGTGCTCCGATACACACTACGTGCATACGGTTCCCGTCGATGACAGTCTAGGGAATATGCTAGATCGCTTCGTGCTCCTCGAGCACGGCATCTGCCCCAAGTGCCGCCGTAACCGCACAGAGATGCTTTCAGACTGGATCAGAGATCCCCGCTTCGCAGACTACAATAGCTACGAAGACGGCACGCCCATACGCCCAGTTCCTCCCAACGAACTCGTTGGTGTGTGGGGGCAGAGGTCTGGTAAATCATATACGGTAGCCACTTTTGCCGCACCCTATGTGTTGCATCGCTACCTGGCACTTCCCAACCCAACACGATACTTTGAGCAGGCGAGCAACTCTATTCTTCAAGCGTCATTTGTGGCACCTACCATCTATCAGGCAGAGGACAACCTATGGAAGTCCTTTAGACAGATATATGAAAACTCACCCTGGTTTAGAGCAGTCAAAAAGCACAACATCGAAGAAGGTAAACGTTTAGGTGTTTCTCTGTATGAGGCTGCCAAGCGTTTCATATTTTACCCAGGCAAACGCATTGCCATCTACATGCAAGCGGCAAGCTCCATCACCCTTCGTGGTGCAACACGCATCTTTGCCGCGATGGACGAAATGGGCTGGTTTAACACGAACCAGGATGGCAAACGACGCACGGGCGTGAAGGATGGTACTGAGGTTTTCAACGCATTGGAAAACAGCCTTCAGACTATCCGTACACAGGCAAACCGTCGGCGCCGGGACCAAGGTGACTACAATACGCTTGATGCGTATATGTTCAACATCTCAAGCCCAACATCCATCTCAGATCCAATTATGCAGCGAGCAGCCGTGGCCAACAAAAGCCCACGAATGTTCTACACGCACTATGCGACATGGGAAGCCAACCCAGACGAAGACGAGGAAACCATCAAGGAGCAGAAGCGTGGTGACCCCGAGTCTCTGATGCGAGACTTCTATGCGATCCCACCACGCGCTCTCAGCCCATTCTTCCCAAACTACGATTTGGTGAAGCAACTAGTGTCATCTACCGAAGGTGAAGTGGAGCCCCTCTTCACCTACTCTATCGAGAAAGAGCATCGTACAGATAGCTTGGCGCTCCTTCGTCCTGTGCTGAAGAGCATGCAGCCTGATATTTACAGCGCTCGTGTGTTGGCAATCGATAACGGTGAAGTCAACGACTCGTTTGCCTTGTGCGTTGCCAAGTACGATCCTCCTACAGACACCGTGATCTACGAGGAGTTTCTTGAGGTGGCTCCGTATAAAGGCTTCCACGTAGATCTACTGTGGTGCTACAACGAGCTCATCGTTCCGTTGATGCGGACATTCCAGTTTGTACATGTAGTTTTCGACCGCTGGAACAGCGCAATGCAAGTGCTCGATCTGCGTGACACCTACGGGCAAGACGCCGCCCAGCGGTATACGTTGAAGTGGAAAGACTTCGAGGACTTCAAGCACGACTTGCAGGACATGAAGGCGCACTTCCCCAAGCCCGAGATAGATCCCGATGAGCTCATTAAGATGCGGACGGTGGCTATGCGGTCCGCCTATCCTCGAGCGCACTTCCAACTGCAGTTGACGACCGTGGAACAGTTTGGGCGAAAGCTGTACAAACCTGATGGTGGAACGGACGACTTGTTCCGTGTAGCTGCCTTGTGCCATAGCCAGATTAGACGCAACCAAGACATCTACGTAAAACGCAGTTACGGCCACGGTCGGCGCCTGCCTGGTATCCAAACTGCTGGTGTCTTTCGCGGCGCAAGTAGCCGTGGCATGAGCGCAGTAGGTTCAATATACAGTGGCGGTGAGTTCGCTGGAACACGTTCCAGTGAGCGTTCCGTAGGAATCTCTCACAACAGGTCAACGCGACTTTTCAGAGGACGATAACAATGAACATCTACACACTGGTACAGAGCGTTTGTTCGGACGCAGACGTAGCCATCAGCACAAGTGGCATACAGCGTTTGGTCGGAACCCTTCGAGCAGCTGGCTTCGAGGATAGGCTCGACGCACGTCAAGCTGGATTGGCTAAACAGATTATCTCCAATCGTATTAGTAAGTTGGATGCTCCCAACCTGCGTACAGCTGGAGTGGTAGCCCCTATTTCATCGACAGCTCGTTTTGAAGAAATCGAGTCGTTACGTAGTAAAAACAAGTGCCCACGCTGTAAAAGTAATATGGAGCAGGTAAAACTGGCGACGTATGAACCAGCCAAGTTCTGCAAGAGGTGCAAGGTTGTTCTTTGGATGGATCATCAGTAGTACAGTGTAAAAGTTTACAGCAGCTGACGAAGCTGTTGAGGTACGCATGTTCAAGGTAAAATTCGACATGACAGAGGGGCGCTATAGACGCGTTGCCAACCGCACTGCAGCGGTAATGCGTCCGCATAGCTCCTCTCCAAATGCCCGTCGTCGTTACGGAACTGCTACCACAGGTGGAGCTCCTGCGTACAAGCGTCGTCATGCGGTGGGCTCAATGACCAATGTGACTGCACCTGCTCAAGCAGGTGCGGACATGTCTCAGCGTTATTCTCCAGTCTTCGAGCGAGCGGAAGATCCGACCATCGCTGAAGACTTCATGCCAGCAGATCCCCAGACCCAGCATAAAATCTTCCGCAACCTGATTATGTTTGACCCCATCGCGGGGCCCGCTACTGAATACTACCGTGACCTCGCGTTCAGTTCAAATGTGATTCTCAGTGGGATTGAGGACGGAGAAATTATCCAATTTTACCAGGACGCAATCGAAGCTTCTGGCATCATCCCCATCATGCCTGTCTTGCTGAGCGACTACTTGACGTTCGGCAAGTTCGTGTTCCATATGATCATGGACACGAAGATGGGCTACTGGACAGAGACTATTCCACACGATCTGGATTACGTTTCCATCAAAGTCTCGCCCATCCCCAGCTTAGACCCCATCATCGATATCCAACCTACACAGGATATGCGTGAATGGGCGATCTCCTCCGATGAACGTATAGTTGCTCAGAGACGTGGAATAGATCCAATCCTTGTAAGCCTCATGGCCGCTGGACGTCCAATTCCTCTGGCGCCAGAGAATACGATGTTCCTGCCTCGCCGCGTCTTCTCTACCGACTACTACGGCACTTCGTATCTCACTCGTATCATGCCGTTCAAAATCTACGAGAAGGCCCTACTCGATGCCAGCATCGCTGGCGCACGTAGACGAGCAGGCCCGCTTTGGCACATCAAAGTTTGGCCTGATGCTACCGATGTCGAGATGTCTGAAGTTCTCGATTTGTTTTTTGCAGCCGAAGAAGACCCTATTGGTGGCAAGGTGGTTACTCGTGAGGGTGTGGAGGTTGTTCCTGTTGGTGGTGGAGGAGCAGACTTCTGGAAACTGTCTGACGAGTGGGCGTTCCTCAGCGAAGCCAAGATGCACGCATTAGGAGTCTCTACGACCTTCTTAAGCGGTGAGGCGAACTATAACAGCATGGACATGGTGCTGTCTGCATTCCTCGAGAAGATCCGCGCTGTACGTGCATACTTCACCCGCAAAATCATGCTGGAGAAGATGTTTTTGCAGTTGGCGCAGATGCATGGTTTTGTTAAGCGGTCCGAAGCAGACCTTGCACACAGGATACGTACTAGCCGAAAGATTAGCAAACGCTCCAATCCAGAGTATCAACTTCCAACAATCGAGTGGGACAAGCCGCTTTCTCCCATAGCAGATAGAGATTACCTCGATATCTTGAAGTCGCTTGAAGAAGCTGGGCTTCCTATGCCCATTAGAATGATAGCGCAGGTGGCTGGCTTCGATATCGATAAAGCGCTTGATTCTTTTGACAGTGATTTGGAAACGCGAAAGAAGCTTCTCGAACATCGTCGTGCTATCGCACAACTCAGCCAACAATATGGTTTCGATGAGGAAGGAGCTTTTAAAGGTGGAGAGCTTGGTGGTTTAGGTGGAGAGCTTGGAGGTGAGCTTGGCGGTGGTCTTCCTGGTGAGCTTCCACTAGGCGAAGAGGGCGAGCTCCCTACGGGCGAGGAAGTAGGACTGGCTGGGTTGGGAGGTGGCGAAGAGGCTGGTGCAGCTGGTGGAGAAGCTGGTGGGGGTGGAGCAGCAGAGCTGCCACCTGCAGCACCTACCCCAGGTGCTGGTGAAGGCTTTGGTGCCGATCTGGCAAAAGCTCGTTTCCCACTGAAACCTACTATCCCCACGAGGAAAGTAATTGCTCAGCGACTCAAGGTAGCAAACGATATCGTTAAAGACCTAGAGGCTATTCCTGTATGGGATGCTGATGGTGCTCTTTTCGGGTTGACTCAGCGTCGGGTGGCGAAGATTCTAGATCGCATTGACCACACGAACCCAGAACACAAGCACCGACAAAAGCTGGCAACCAACCTTCCACAAGAACTGCGCCGCAAAGAGGGGCTGGATTCCATGCAAGCCACCATGGTGCAGTATCTAGCTATCCGTTTAGGATTTATCCCGCCCGTACAGATTCCAGAAGAGTCCTTCGACCGTCTACGCAAGTTCATCGTTTCACGTATGGATGGCAATGGGCTCACCAAATCGGTGAGCAACGAGATAGTTATGCTGTCCAAGATAGCTGAAGCTGGTGGTCGTCGCGGCAACAGCAAGCTTGCTAAATTCGTTGACCCAGTGGGTATTATCCCTCGTTACGAGGGACACCTATCAGACAATCGCGTTCTCACTGGTGTCATCGATTCAAACCCGTTCTTGAAATCCTAGCCACTTCGAGGTGGTAGCATGTCGGAAAAAGAAACCCTGTCTGAGGGAGGGATTGCGCTGCAGTATGCTGCTCCTTCCCCTTATGATTTGCCTACTGCTATTCAAGTGGAAGCGCAAGACCCTGAAGAAAAAACTGATGAAGTGGCACCTGCAGAAGATGCACCAGCTGATGAACCTACTGACGAAGAGCCCAAAGAAACTGGCCCCTCTGAAGAGGAGATGCTTGACGAAATCGAGAACAGCCCTGGAGTACAGTGGAAAAAATACCTACGGCCCATCCTTAAAATCATCAAAGATACGAAGCTGAAGGTACCCATTGAGTTGCACAACAGCTACACTATTGGGCTTGATAATGATACTTCATTAGGATTTCATATTGTGGGTATTGTGCATTTCCTAGAAGATGTCCCTGAGGATATAGCTGTTGAACTACAAGGGGAGCCTTTGCGTTTTGACGCAGCCATTACGCCAGACGGTTCTCTTGGTGATGTTGATTTGGTTTATCCTACGCTGAGCACCCCGTATATGCCAACTTTTCATGTAAACCGTAATGTGTACCACCTTTGAGGTTAGTATATAGTGATGAGAACAAGGTAGACCAAACGGGTTAATTGCATGGCATATTGGAGTTTCGTATGGGGTACAGGAGGAGTTGGCTTGGTTGGAACTAGCAGCGGTGATGGCTGTCCATCTAGTTGCTACAATCCTCTGAACCCTCCTGCAAGTAAAGAAGGAAACGTTCTAAACGATTTCCCTCTACATATTCAAACGCTCGGACAAGCGATGACTGAGCTTGCCCAGGCATTGAAGAGCGCCATCCCAGCAAACAACATCATCGTTAAAAGTAATTCACTTGCCAACTATACGCTAGATATACGTATCAACAGCAAAACAACTGCCTCTGCGACAATTCGTTTTACGAACACCAACGGTGATTTTCCTGTGGTAGGCAGCTACACCAAAGGCGCCAGCACAGGCAACGCTTCCTTTAGTAGTCTAGCAGACCTTCTTGACTGGCTTGCATACTCACTCCGCTAGCGTAAAAACATGACAACAGCAAACAAAAAAGCGCCACCAGCGAAGTTAAGATATAAGGGACGTCAGTACAATCGTGTAGCGATTACAGATGAAGGAAACATCTGGAAAAACAAAGTTGCCCCTCGCCTAAAAACTTTGTTTGAACTCGCTTCCGATGGCGACGCTGAGGACCACAACAAAAAAGAGCAAGCACGTGGCGTGTGGTTCGAGCTCAAAGAGTACTTCAAACTACTGGGTCTCCAGTAGATAAATTACGCCTGTCAACATTACCTCTTTAACCACGGCAGGTTTTTGCCAGCAACATCAGGAGAATGGAAATGAAGAAGGAAGCGACGAGGACGTACCGGGACTTAAAGAGTCGTACGACTCAAAAGTCTCGCGTGCGCCAGTATGATCGCATACCAGGCGATCAATTCGATGCCGACAGAGCTCTCGAGGAGGGCTACCTGAATGTAGAAGAAGGTGGTGGTGGCTTCGATGTAGCGGAAGAAGTAGACCCTGGAGACGTAGAGGTCGTCACCGATCAAGCTCCTCCTCGTGTAGAGGAAGTGGAAGAGGTGGCGTACGAAGCATACGAAGGCACTCCCTACGAGGAGGGCCCTGAAGGAAACGAAACTGAAAAGGAAGATGACGAGGAAGAGGAGCGCGACATGGACTACGAAGAGGGCATGGAAGTAAAAGACGGGGACATCGAAGAGGCATACTACGGCGATGAGGCCCCTGTAGAAGCAGAGCCCTACGAGGAAGAGGATGAGGAAGGGAAAGCGGAAGGATGCGGTCCCATGCAGGGTGAAAAAGAGGCCACGATGATGAAGCGTTCCGAGGGAAGCTTTGCTGAGCGTCTGCGCATGGCAATGGAACCCGCAGAAGATGCCATGGTTGCCGACCTTGGTGAAGAAGTAGCCACGGAAGAAGCACCAGCTACTGAGGGTCCGTGCCCCGCTGGATGCCAACCCGTGACTACGGAAGAAGCGCCTCCCGCTGGAGATGAGGGCATTGTTGAGGTGGGTGATGACGAGGTGACTTTCCTCGATGAGCCCAAGGAAGCTGCAGTGGAAGAGGACGAGGAGCCTGGTGAGGAAGTGACCGCAGAAACTGACGCAGTCGCTACTCCAACTACTGATGCAGTTGACCAACCGGTGTACGAGACGCTGGGGACAATTGAAGCGCTGGCAGATGTTGGTGCTGAGCGCGTAGATCTCATCCGCACCAGAGAGGATACCGACAACCCGCAGTACGTGGTCATGGTCGATGGTGACCCCGTTGCGAAGGTAGCCCTCAGTGATCAACCCGAGAGCTTGACCGCTGACCATGACCTGTTCATGGACGACGACTACCCGAAGTTCGTGTTGGAGAGCGTGGACACCTTCGGACTGAAGGAAACGTTGCAGCACGTTAACGCCAAGTACTACGTGGCCAGTGCATTCCAGGGTGAAGTGGCTCAGCAGATGCGTACCGCTGCCACGCACGACCTCGAAGGTGAGCATCGTCAGCGTTTGGCGGAAATGAAGGACCAGCTGCTCAACACCGCTAACATCGTGCTCGAGGGTTCCCTCAAAAACTACATCACCGACAACCCGCTCCGCGATTCCCTGGTGCGTAAGCTGAAGTCGGTCAACGTGGACGAGCGCGCTGCGCTCGACATCGTAGAAGCAGCCTTCCGTGAGAAGGGCAGCGACTTCTTCCGCACCATCTTCAAGAAGGCGGAAGAGTGGATCGGCGCTCCCAACGAGGTGCTCGAGCACCACGTTAAGGAAATCTCCCAGATGAATTACCGTCACCCCGGATACTACTCTCAGGAAATGGGTGAGGAAATTCCGATGGAAGAGGCTCCGATGATCGAGGCGTCGGCTGTCCCCACCAACGTTCCACTGCGCACCATCGCTTCCACGCGCCCCACTCCGCAGGGCGGTTACGACAGGGAGCAGATGAAGCGTGAGCTCAACCTGCACGGTCTGCTCGTGCAGAAGTCTCTCGCAAACCGTACCCGCTAGTTCAACTTGTGTGCTCTGCACACGGAGGCAGGAGGGCAACTTCCTGCCTCCTTTGGAGGGCATTCAACTCATCCCCATACTGTGGAAAAATGTACATAACACCAACCACACAGATTGTTCAAGCTGGCCCCGGTCTCCACATTGGAGAGCCCTTCCTTTCGCGCCGTTTCGACGGCAACAAGTTTGTCGATGAACCAGCGATTATCGAGGGGCGCACGCTTGAGGTGCACAAGTCTGGAACCAACCTTCGCATAGCTGGTTCTGAGCTCGAGAAGGTAGGGAACTGTGCCTGCGGTTTCATGGACATCTCCTGGCTTCCCTTCTGCGCTCAACGCTACCACATCAGCCCCCACATCGCAGACTACGTGCTGGTGGATGTGCCGATAGTTGTTGCAGATTTTCCCAACCGCAACATGGACGCGTTCACCTATGGGGAGCTCACAGAGTGGCGTACCCCCATTGGTCGGGTGGCCTTCCAGACGTTCATCGGAAAGCCCGTTCACCAAGACCACGATAATCTGGATGACACTCGCGCCAAAGGTGTCATCTTCGACGCGACGATGGTCAAATTTCGCAACCGCTGGCACGTCAAAATCCTGAAGGGGTTTGACCGCTCGAAAGATCAGCGCCTGGCGCAGCTTGTGCAACACAAGAACCGCATAGGCCACAGCATGGGTGCGTTGGTAGAGCGCACGGTCTGCTCGTTGCCATGGTGCGGCTTCCACAGCGACGGACGGATCACGTGTGACCATATCCGCAATGGAGCTGGAAAAGCAGAGGTCATCAACAACCATCTCGTCTACGAGAACATGTTGGACTTCTATTTTGTGGAAAGTTCGAGCGTAGAAGATCCAGCGTACGTCGTAGCTTTGTCAGACAAGATTTGGGGCTAGAAAGGAACGAGAGAGATGGAATCTGGTACCGTTCCGTTCGAGGTCAAGTATAGGGGTTCCTTGTACCGTCTGCGCAGTGCAGATGGTTTAGGTACTACTGGTGCAGACAAGAACTTCTCGATCATCCGCAAGGATTATCCAACTGAGACGCGAGAGCTCCTCTACTCTGGGGGAGCTTTTGTTCTTGAGATCACGCTAAAGTGGAATTTTGCTCCTGGGGTAGAGGCATCATTCCCAGTTACTCTTGATGCTGATGATGCTCCATTAATCTTTTTGGCTCTGTCTCGCGATGGTGGAGTGTTGAGTGAGGAGTACAAGAGGCTAGTAACAGACGGTGACGTGCCTGGTCCTGTGGAACAAGTGACCAAAGGGCTGGCGCCAAAGCAACAGAAGCAGCTAACCGCAGCTACCAAACGCGTGGCAATCCTCTTACGCTGGGAGGGCGAAAAATTGCTACGTGTACGTCCAGATGAAGAAGTTGCTCGTGTGATCTTCCGTTTGTGTACCCCAGCCAAGGGCTTCTCAGTAGGTGATATTCCTTACAAGGATGCACCACGCGACCTCGTAGAGAAGTTTTCGCAAGATCTCCACGTTGAGCTTATGCAGATGTTCCCTGGTGCGATAGTGGACACGCAGGTAGTAGATGAGCCCGATCCTCATTGTGGGCATCCAATAGTACTGAACAAATTGAACGTTCCGGTAAAAGGTTACGACGCAAAGGTCAACATGCTCGCGATGGATTTGTGGCGTGACTACTACCGAGAGTACAAGCAGGGACAACAGGAGTCTTAGCAATGGCGAAGATAGTAATCAAGTCCAAAGGCGCAGTACACAAGATGATTACTGCACGACGGTCCAACGATATTGACCGTCGACCGGGTTCCCTTCAACCCGATCTGGTCAACAGAATTCCTGATGTCCTTGCTCGCGAGTTTTCTCGTGTGGGAGAAGACCTCTACGACAAGACGATGTCGGAGATAACCGAGAGCGTGAAACGCAATTTCGGTGAAGGTATCCAGACGCTACAGTCTACCGTTACTGAGGAGACCGGGCGCCAGGGTTTCGAGAAATCGAAGCGCTTCATCCATGATTGGTTGCGTGGGATTGTTAGCGATCTGCAGATCAAGGGTGTTCCAGGTCTTGCTGACTCGTTGGGCAACCTTGCCAGCGAGTTTTCAGTGCAGTACCGAGAGTCTCCTGGGGAAGAGGGTGAGACTACTGATGAGGGAGAGGCACTTCTAGAAGTAGAGGCTCCTAAGCCTGCTGCCACTCCTTCTAAAGAGGAGCCAGAAAAAGAGAAGGCAGAAGAAGTAACCGACGAGGATCTTACTGCCATTTTGGAAGGTAAAGAAGCTGGTGGTGGGGAGGCCAAGGTGGAGACTGCTGCGGGTACGCTAGGTGAGTTCAGACGTCGTTTACGCTCCACACGTTCGAAGCGTCGTATTCAGGCACAGGGGCAAACTCGTGCAGAGTTGCTTCGAGCAGCGGCTGTTCACCTCGCAGACCTGGAGGCGTAATGTCTAAGTCATTGGTAGAAGGAGCACCACCCCCAATTCCGCAGGATGCTCGCAAGCCTTCTCAAGAGAAGGTGGAGCAGGCTCAACGTGCTGTTCTGCAGTTTATGCCAGAGGCAGCACAGGTAGCAGGTGCGCTTGCGCTGGTTGCCAAGAAGACACGCGATGGTTTTCACGAGCAGAGGGAGCAGGTGCTAGAGCTCGCCAACCTGGTAAATTCTTTCTACAAGAAAAACCCCAAAGGGTTTGAAAATGCTATGCAGCAGCTGCAAGCAGGTGGCAACGCTTGGATGGCTCTTGACAAAGCCATCATGGATTCTGGTACTCAAGCGTACCAATCGTTCAACAAGCTACACTCGGCGCTGAACACGTTTGCGCAGAACGTTCAGCCCGCTAAAAAGCTACCCGCAGACCAACTGATGGCGCCCAGTGACAAGCGTAAAAAGCTTGAGATGCTTCTTGTTAAAGAAAGGAAGATGGATCCAGAAGAGGCGAAGGATATGGTTAGTCACATAAGTGACGAGAAGATTAACAAGATGGTCCCTGCTAGCGGAATACTGCCTCCTGTACTAGTCCGCTTTAAGGGTAAACTGTACCGTCGTGCTTCTGTGCTATCTCAACTTAGAAATCTCTGATGGACCTTATCTTTTCCAGAGCTGATTTCAGCTACCTCCTGCCAGAGCTTCTATCGCTTTGGCCTGTTAATGGAGAGTGGAATCAGACCAACCAGACGAAAGTGCTCAAGCTTTCCTTGGCAAGTCGTCAACGACATGTAGCGGTTGGTGGAGCGGATGATTACATCTGTGTGAACACAGAGATAGGTCGGGAGCAGCTAAAAGAAGTGGGTGAGCGTATTGCTGGCCTACGCTCTGTTCCCTGGAAGTACCAGAACTTTTTCGAGAAGGGACGCCCCACCATGCGGTCCGCCTTGAAGATGCGTCCTGGAATAATGCTTCCTATTACCATAAACAACGTGGACACCACCATGCGTGTCAACACTGTACGCAGGTTACGCGGCAAGACAGCACTAAAAATGGACGTCACGCTGGACACGAAGCACCTGCCCATAATTCTTGAGCGTGAGACCAGGTGTACTTGTCTATACTGTGGTACGCACGCTTCCAGTGATGAAGTGAACTGCAGGGCCTGTGGAGCGCCGCTGCCTCCGTGCTAAGTAGGGGTCAACAATGAAACGTCGCATGAAGTCGATTTACACCACGCAGCCTGAGACCGTCCTTTATATGGGACACCGGTACGTACTCGCTGAAAAAGAAGATGAGGAAGAGACAGAGGCTGCAGAAGGTGATGAAGCCGAGGAAGAAGCACCAGCACCCAAGAAATCAACAGGTGCTGCTCGAGTTCGCATCGATGAGTGCACGGGTGAAGGTGTAACGTTTATTGTCAAAGCACTGGTGCACAGCTACGACGGATCTGGTATCCCCGGCCTCGAGAACGCTGCTGGCGGCGTGCGCAGACGTAACTTCAGCATCAAACGGATAGAAAAACTAACTAGCATTCCCAAAGACGTTCTCAAAATGATCGAGGACGATAGTAATGGTAATGCTGTTCTTAGCCGCATCGAGAAGATGCTAAGCGTCAGACCCAGCCCTCCACTGTACTACCTCAGTGCTACCGGAGGCTGGAACTGGAACAAGCGCAACGGTGACAAAGGAGTAGCAGAAATTCAGAGCCTCCTTGATTTCCTGCGCGGACGACAGGCAATCCTGTTTTCCTACTGTCACAACAAAGTCAACCACGGGGATAATCCCACCCTCATCTAGTATCGATGCCTGCTACTCTGAAAATAGCGGGGCGTACATTCGCCGTTACAGATCTCGACGTTGCAGTGCTTAAACGCATCCACGATGCTTGGGATGCTGCAGATTATGATGGGATGCTGCTATTTTTGGATGAGTGGGCTCCCATGATTACTTTTGAGACTGCCAAGGAAATAATCCACAACTTCGATCTTGAAGATGAGCTTGGTGATCCTGCTACCCTCGAGGAACGCTACGATCACGTAGATGATGTTTTCTACGATATCGAAGAAGCGCTTAACAATGGTGACATCAAGGCGCTCAACCGTAAAAGTGGAATCACTAAGGTAGGTGGCGCTGAGTATGCTGCTGGGCGAGATGGTCTGAAGTTCGGCTTGATTTTTCACGCCTCGAGTGCAGACCTGGAAGACTTACGAAAACGCTTTCCGAAAAAGGATACCGAGAGCCCAGAGCCCGCTGAAGAAACAAATGAGGACGCAGCGATGGCTAAAGAGATTTCAGAAGCGGCACAAGAGGTAGAAGAGCAGATTGGCAAAGCAGCTTCTGTAGTCACGGCAGCACCTCCTCCTTATCCAGCCTCCTGGTGCCTTCAAAAAGCAGTCAACCTCATTAAGTCGGTGGACTTCGGGCATGGTAAAGACGCTGGAATTGTCGCACTTGAACAGGCTGCTGAGCTGCTAGATGTTTGCGAGCTTCCCAACAGCAACCTCAAGATGGCGATCCGCTACTTTCTAACAGATCGCAAAAGGTCTAGAGAGTTCATCTACGGCACAGATAGCGGCTCCAATCCTGGAGCGCTCACTGAGCTACTAGAATCCTTGGAGCTTCCCGTGGCTGCTTCAACAAAAGTTTCTCGTTTCGTCACTTTCCGTGGTGCGCTGTACGAGCTCGTGCCTTCTGAAGAGAACGTGCGCGAGGCTTACCATCTGCCTCCAGGCAAGATGAAGGGTGTAACAACCTGCACACCAAAGGACCAGACTGACAAGAAGCCTAAGGGGGATCAGGTGTGGTGTGTGTTCGACAGCCACGGAAATCTTCGTGCTCGGTACAAAACCGAGGAGGAAGCGAAACGCTACAAGGTTTTCATGATCAATCGTTACTGGTCCTCTGGAAAGGGTAAAAAACGATCAGATCGTCCCAGCAATAAGTAGTTGCGTTTTGTGTTTACGGAACGTGAAACTACTTACTATATGATGAGCAACTGAGCTAGCAACATTATTCCAACCGCTCAGCATCACCAACATTATTGAAAATCGTGCGACGTGACGCATCACAACGCGGGCACGAGTGCTTTGTCGAGATTCACGTAAAATTACTTTCTGGGCAACATTACTTTAGAATCTCAGCGGACGAAGCGGCAGCATTACCCCCGTGATAAATGTGGCGCACTCGTGCCCTCTCTGAGAACGAGAAGTCACAGTGTGGAACGTCGCGAATGTCAACAGCGGTAAAACGTATTCATGGAGGATAGAAAATGCCGCTTCTTCCAAACGCGTCTGTAAAGACCAAATACGATATTACGCGGTCGCGCTTCGAGTGGAAACGCCAATTCGAAGTGGCCCCAGCCGCTAACATCGTAGAGGAGGGCAGTATTCTAACTCGCCTTCCTGGCCCCGCAGGCAACGAAGTGGTCCAGTTGGGCCA